AATTCTAAATTCTTGATTTGTTAATTTTAAATTTGTTATTAATGCTTTGCAGCTAGGATAATAATCTTTCATAATTATTTTTTCTTGCTAATGTTTTGTTTTGTTGTGTCGGTGTGTTCATTCTTTTTTTTAAATATTCTTTGGATTTGCAATCTGGAATATGTTGCTGAACTTTATGTTCCAGGTATTGCAGGTATTCGTCTGGAGCTAATTTAATTAAATCGTTTGTTGGATTTGGATAAATTCTTCGAATATTAAATTCTACAATTGGTCTTTGTGCGTCAAATTCATTGACTGTGTAAAAAACCTCCCAAAATGGAATATTTAAACATTTGGCTATTTCTTTGTATGGTCTTTGCAGCCACTCTGATTTGCCTCTAAATGAGCCATCCACATTGTAAATTGTGTCGCTAATTACAAGGATTTTAGCGCAAGCTGGACATATTTCGCATAAATCAATATCCGTTGCGGCAATCAAATCATGCTGATTTCTGTGCCAAATGCTTACAGGAGTGCGTGTTACGCTATAAAACTCATTTCTAGCCATTATTTAATCCGTATAAATTCATCGTAAATCCTCAATAATTTACCCAGATAGCCTGTCAAGTCTTTTGTCATACTTGACTATAGAAATGGTCTAAATTATATAATCTTATATATCTATGGAAATAGCTTTAAAAAATATCTGGAAACCAGCGCAGCCAACAGAACTAGAATTAATGTCGGCACAAGATTTCGATTACTTTATATCATTTAAAAAAAATCCAGGAGTTCAAACAGGAACATTTGCAACAGTTTCAATTAATATTTGGTCTTTAAAAATTAGCGAAGATTACAAAGGTAAGACATGGAATTATGAAGTCAGCGGCAATTCTATTGATGTTTATAGAAAAATTTTAGCTTTAGATTTTATTAAAAACAAAGAAAATTTTATTAGTGAGTGGACTTTTGAAAAAAGTGAATACCAAAAAAAATTATTAAGCAGCCATTTTTCAATTGCAGATACAGCAGAACAGCTAAGTACACAATTACACATAAATAATTTTGATGATAAATCTTTTGCAGATAAAGCTGATAAAAATTTTTCAAATGTTTGGAAAGAAGTTCGAGGCAAAAGAAATATATCTATCGATCAAGCAATACATTATTCACAAATATTAAATTGCGATCCTGTAGATTTATTATTTAATGAGCTGCGTTGTGAAGTCTGGGGAGCTGTAGATTTATTATCAGGAAATGAATTTGGAGAACATAATTACGTTCCAGGAGAAATTTGGTATTACGATAACGAAACAGTTACTGTACCAAGAGATATTTATAGACCATCCATCAAAGCAATTAAAATTTTAAGCAGAGGTTCAGTTTATAATAATCACATAATTTTTTATTACAAAGGTAGTGATACAAAAAACTATCACGGTAAATTAGTTATTATTGGTAAAAAATTTGTACATGAAGAATTTGGAATAGATGAAATAAGATATTACTACGGTATTTATGAAAATGCTCGTGGTAAAATAAATATTTTAAATCCAGATCCTTTTTCAAAAAATAAAATTGTAATTGAAGATATTGTTGATCCTTTGTTTGTATCTCCTGTAGTTGCAATTGTTGATCCAATAATTACAAAAAAATCTAATAGAGTTAAAAGCGCAATTTTGCGTAAAGACATCCAAGAAAAAATTGACAACGTTGAAAAAACTTTATTAGAAACAAAAAAATTATTATTTGAAATTAAGGATCACAAAAAAAGTGTAGATGTAAAAAAGAAATACCAACAAGTTTTAAATCAGTATGAAAGTTTGCTTGGTAATTTAGATGATGGAATTAAAACTATTCAGAGAAAAAAAACAGCATGAATGAATTTACAGGCGTTGCTTTAAAACCATCTAAAATTAAAAGACTGTACGGTATTGATGAGCGCACTTTAAGAACCATGCGAGAAAATCCAAAAGCCAATAAAGGTGATGTTCCAGAATATTTTATAGTTTGTAATAGACCTCATTATCCTGCGGATAAATTTGAAATGTGGTTACAAAGACAAAAAAAGAGAACAAACAAAAGTGCCAATACTGCCATATCAGCCGTTAAAGACAAAAGAGCCTTTGCGGACAAATCATAGTCAAGTCTGACAACTTCTATAGACATCTTAGACTAGCAGTTTATATCTCGTGTTATGACAAACACGAATATAATTTCAGAAAATAAAATTTTAGATCCACTTGCGGAAATTAAAAATCAACTTCCAACTTTTGCTACAAAATTAAAATTAACTCATCACTCACCAACTCAGACTTTAATGCCTGATGGTCCATACATTTATAAATATGTAATTTGCGATCAAGCTACTCGAAGATTATTTGAAGGCAACGCACAAATGGCTGCAGGAGTTTGTGTCAACAATGCTCTTCAATGGCACTATGCGGATATTTTATGGAAGTTAAATTCTGCAAATAAATTATCTCCTACTAATCATATAAAATTAAAAAAGGATTTTGCAATTAGAGCTGCAATAGATGAATTCAAAACGTACAAGCCTGTGAATGATAAAGATCAAGCAAAAAAAGATCATTATCTAAACACAATTCCTAGTACAATTGATAACGCTTTCCAAGCAATTGGAAAATTAGGTAAGGCTGGTCCTGTAACTTGCGAAAATCATGTAACAATTCCAGGTAATGTTTTTTCTCTCTTTCTTGACATTATCGGAAGAAGTGATTTTGAGTTTGGATCTTTAGTCAAGTCTTTTCCAACAGGCATTTCTTCTCCTATACCCCAGCCTGCTGGTTCCTTTCTCCTTGAACTAAAGACTTCATGGTCAAGACCAGGTAAAATAAAAAAAGATGGTACTTTGTCGTTTGTATCTTCTAAATGTCCAGCCTTGCCTTCTCAATCGCATTTAATTCAAGTTTCATTTTATGCTGCTGCTTACAATTATGAAGTTCCAATTAAACTTCTTTATGTATCAGAACAAGACTTTGCAATTTTTGATGAAACAAATTGTCCATGGCTTACAGCTGAAGGATTAAAAAAGAATTTTAAATATATTTTAAATGTAGCAAAGAGAAGAGAACGTTTATTTACAAGATACCAAGATTTAAGTGTTGATGAAATTAAGAAAAATTTAATTGAAGATGTGGATCCGCAATTCGATCATCCGTTTCAATGGAACATTGGTCAAGAATTTGTCGAGCAAGCTAAGAGGTTGTGGAATGTATAATTATATTGGCTCATTAATTTTAGAAGATCGAAAGCTGCGTAAAAAGTTAAGACGACAAAGAATTTTATTAGCACTTACAATAATAACAACAACAGGAGGTTTAATTTTATGGCTGATAAATTAGTAAAAACCATTAGTGATTTTAAGAATTCATTGAATGGTCAAACCATATCTATTCACGGCAAAGATTATGCAACTGTTGCACATAGACTTGCTATAGCACGCAGAAATCTAGGCATTGAATTAGATATAACAACAAAAATAATTCATTTGGATAACGAAAAAGCTGTTGTCCAGGCGGATATATTCCTTGAAGGAAAGCACGTTAGTACAGGACTTGCAGAAGAATTTAGATCTGCATCCAGAATTAACCAAACAAGTGCGCTTGAAAATGCAGAAACTTCTGCAGTAGGTCGTGCGCTTGCATTTCTTGGAATAATAAACGATCAGATTGCTTCTGCTGAAGAAGTTAGTCTGGCAATCGAACAGCAAGATAAACAACTACAAAAGGCTTTAACAGAGCTTGAAGTAATTAGTCATCTTGGAGCCTACAAAGCATGGCTGTCAACTTACAAACCAGCTTTCGAAAAATTGAAAGTGCATAATCCATTATCTTACAAAAGATTTATGGAAAAATTTACAGTCGTGAAAACTAACCTAACAAACAAAGGAGTTAACCTTAATGGTTGATACTAAAAAAAAGAATTTAGGAATTGCTGTTCCTAAATCTGATAAAAAAAATGCAAACAGTTATGATCTCTCTGGATCAATAGATATTGCTGGAGTGAAATATAGATTTGGTGCTTATAAATCGATTGCTAATGGCGAAGGTAAAATGCCAAAAGGATCTGAATATTATTGGTTCCACAGAGTTGAGCTTGCTGATGCTGCAGGAAACACAATGACTGCGCAAACATCTTTTAACCCAGATGAATTGGAGAAGATGTAATGGATCCAGATAAGTTTAAATCAATAGCGATCAACATTGAAACTTACAAAAAAATTGAAGAGTTGGCTGCTAAAAGATTTGAGCTGCCAATATCAATGAGTAAGACAATTGAGTTCTTTATTAAAGAGGCTCACAAAGATTGGAGTAAGAGTGGAAACAAACAATCTAAATAAAAGATTGAACTCCATAAGAAAAATAAAAGAATTGGAGTATGGATCATTCGATTGCAATATGAAATCAATTGCTAAAGTCTGGTCCGTACTTCTTTCTGAAATATTAAAAACAGAAATTATGGCTCATCAAGTTTGCTTAATGTACACAGCAGCGAAATTAGTAAGAGCCTCACATAAATTTAAAGAAGATAGTTACATTGATGCACAAAGTTATTTGGAACAAGCAAGACAGTTACATGAAAAAAATGAAACTAAAGAATTCACAAACAAATTTAAAAACTATTATGAACTATAAAGAATTTAAAATTAATTTGGAATTATCTCATAAAGATACAACGTCTGATTATAAAGTAATGAAACAATATACAAAATATTTAAAAAAATATGACCAAAATTTTAGATAATATTATTTTATTTCCTGGCAAGGAAAACGGACAGTTAATTCAAATTGAACAAGAATTAACAATTCTACAAAAAAAAATGAAAGCATTAATGAACTTAAATGATTTTGATCTTCATCCAATAGATAACAAAGATGTAGAAAAACTTGCAGAATATGGCGATATAATGTTCTTTGATAGCTTTACTGCACGCAGA